TCTGCTCGCGCAGAGCACGCCACGCCCGCGTCGACCCGTTCCGGGGCCTGCACGTGGCGCAATAGGACCCGGAGGCGATGACGGTCCGGCACGAGAGGCAGCGGCGTCTCATATCCAGCCGAGGAGCCGGACGGGCTCGGCCCGATGGCTCGCAGAGTCCACCGCCATGGCCAGAGCCACGATCCCGTCGTTAGGCGTCGAGGTGTTCGGCTTGTCGATCCGCCAGCCTCGCCGCGAGTGCTTAGCCACCGTGTTGGCGGCGTGCGTGTTCAACTCGTCCAGGTCCGGGAGGAGGATGCGGCGCTCCACGATCGCGGCGTGGAGCGAGGACGAGGCCGGGATCATCCGGCTGTCGCTCTGCGGGAACGCCACGCACGGGACGCCCTCCTGCTCCAACTCGGCGGCAAGCTGACCGGCTCGCCACGGATCGAACGCCACCTCCTGGATCGCGTGGTCCTTCGCCAGCTCACGGATCACGTCGCGCGCGTTCAGGACGGCCTCGTCACCGTGCCCGATCCAGACGCCAGCCTGGAGGTGGTCATCGACCCACGCCACCGCAGTGGCCGAGCGCTGGCCACCCACGTCCACGCCGACGTAGATCTCGCGGCCGACGCGAGGCTCCCCGAGGCACGCCTGCCATGCGCCCGGAGGCAGCCAGTAGCTGGCGCGCTCGGTCCACTGGCCTGCGTGGTATCGGCGGAACGCCAGCTCGGGCACGGCCTCCTGCTGGGCCTGGAGGTCCTCGACCCGGACCCATGACGCCGGATTGGCGCGCTTGACGTTGCGGGGGGTCAGCTCGACATCCTCGGGCACCGACCACTCCAACATACGGAGGCCAGGCCCACGCGCATCGGTGAGGTAGCCTCGCCGGGCGACCGAGGGCTGAGCCAGCGCCCGAGCCCGCAGGCGCCCGAGCGGCGAGTCGGCACCCTGCCCGGCGGATGAGATCACGATCAACTTCGCGCCTCGTTGCTTGGCCAGCGCGGTCAGGAGCGCGAGGTAGACCTGGTCGTTCGGATGCGCGTGCAGCTCGTCGACGATCGCGAGCCCGTACGTCAGGCCGTGCAGTCGAGGCGCATCTGCGGCCAGGACGCGCAAGTGGCGGGTGAAGACGCGCGGCTTGCTCGGGTCCGGGCACCAGCGCAGCTCCAGGTGCCGGTCCACGATGTGCGGGTGGTCGAGGATCCGCGCGTACTGCGCCGCGTACTCGTACAGAATCCTGGCCTGCTCCCTGGAGGCGGCCGCGCAGTAGACGTGTCCAGGACCGACTGTCAGGCGCCACAAGGCGTACGCAGCCGTGAGCGAGGTCTTGCCATTGCCGCGCGGCAGGAGGACCGCCAGCTCGCGCTCACGCCCTTGCGCGGCCACGACGACCTTGCGCTGAAACGGCTCCAGGTCGAGGCCGAGCAGCCTGGCGAACACCGGGAAGCTGATCACGGAGAAATCCTATTCCGGCGGTAGGCTTTCGGCGTGCGGCTGTTTCACCGTCAGAAGAAGGTCGAGGATCGCGACCTGCACCCGGTCGAGTGGCCGATCTACGCCCCGGGGATCCCGCTCCAGGTCGAGCCGGTCACGGAGGCCACGCAGTACAACGCGCTGGCGATCGCGGATGCCTATGCCGCCATCCGGGTGTTGGCCGACTCGGTCGCGAGCTTGCCCTGGCGGGTGTATCGGGACACGGGGAACGGGCGACAGGCGGCGGGACCCGACACCCGGCTCGTGCGGCTCCTCCAGCACCCGTCGCCCGGTAGCACCTCGTGCGACCTGTTCTCCTCGATCATGGTTCACCTCAACGTCACGGGTAACGCCTTCGTCGGCAAGTTCAGGGACGACAGTGGCGAGATCGTCGAGCTGGGCCTACTGCCGCCGGACGTGGTCCAGGTGATCAAACGAGGCGAGACGATCACCTATCAGGTGTGGCTCCCGAACCAGGAAACCACGTTCTTCTCTCCGGCCGACGTGCTGCATATCAAGGCGATGTGTGGGCTCGATATCGGCCTGCGTGGCCTGTCACCCGTGACGCAGGCACGGCTGGCGCTGACCAATAACGCCAACCTCCTGTTCTCCTCGCACCAGTTCTTTCAGAACGGCTCCAGGCCCTCCGGCATCTTGAACGTCAAGAGCCCGCAATCGGACTTCTCGATCGACCAGATCCGCGAGAACTGGGACAACCGCCACGGCTCGACCCTGAACATGTTCCGGACGGCGGTGCTGTCGGGTGAGGTGCAGTACCAGCCGATCAGCTTCTCACCCGATGACATGCAATTTCTCCAGCAGCGCGAGCTGAGCTGTCGCGAGGTCTGCCGCGTTTTCAGGGTCCCGGCTTACTTGCTCGACGCGGAGCCCTCGTCCGGGAAGCGGACGTATGCGAACGTCAGCCAGGAGGCGCTGCACTTCGTCCAGCACTCACTGCGGCCGTGGCTGGCCAGGATCGAGCGCGCGTTCAGCGCCGACAGCGACCTGTGTCCCGGCGGGACCTACCTCGCGGCTGATCTGGACAACCTGCTGAGGGGGGATCCCGATCTTCGGACTCAGATCTACCAGCGCGCCCTCGGGACGACCGGCCCTGGTGTCGCGCCGGGCTGGCTGACCGTCTCGGAGGTCCGCGAGCTGGAGGACTTGCCGCCGATGGAGCAGTCCGAGGCGATCGCGTCGACCAACGGAGCCGTGGAGGTGCCAAGTTGAGCTGGGATGGCAGTCCGTCGCGTTTCACCGACGAGCAGTACGCGAGGAGCTGCGTGCTGGATCGTGGGCCGCGTGTCGAGAACGCGAAGATGCGCTACTCGCTACCGGTCCGCGAGCCGGACGGGACGCTCAACTGCGACGGCGTCTCGGCCGCCAAGGCGCGGATCAATCAGGTGACGGGCGCCGGCGCCGAGGCGAAGGCCGCCGCGCAGCGCAAGCTCGACGCGCTCAGCGCTCAGTGCGAGAAGCGCTCGCGTCCGCTGGGTGAGTTCGAGGAGCGCCAGCTAGAGCTGAGCACCGATGGTCAGAAGATCAGGGGTGTGATCCCGTACAACGTCCGGAGCGTGGACATGGGCGGCTGGTCAGAAGTGATCGAGCCGACCGCGCTCCGTTCGACCAAGCTCGACGGCCTGGTGGTCACCGTCGACCATGCCGGGCTCCCGCTCGGGCGCTACCCGCGCACGCTCGACCTGGAGGACCGCGCCGACGGCATGCACTGGTCGCTCGACCCGCCCGCGTCACGCCAGGATGTCATCGAGGCGATCCAGCGCGGTGACCTGAACGGCGGGAGCTGGCGGATGCGTGTCGGACGCGATGAGTGGCGCGGTGACGTTCGCCACGTGCACGAGATCGCCGAGCTGCGCGACGTGTCGATCGTCACTCACCCTTCGTACCCTGCGGCGGCCGTGGAGCTGCGCGCACGACCCGAGGAGCAAACCATGTCTGTGACCACCCCTGAGGCCACGGAGCGCCCGCCTGAGGCCACGGAGTCACGCTCCGCGACCGAGCCCACGCCGGAGCCTTCCCCGCCCTCTCAGGGCTCCCTGCGCGTCGGCGGGAGCACGGGCGGCGAGCAGAAGCGGACGCTGGCCGAGTGTTTCCGCAGTCGCGGCTATCCGCGCGAGCGGGCGGAGATCCCCTGGACCGAGTACGAGCAGCGGGCGCGTACCGGGCAGTTCGAGGACAGGGACGTGACCTGGTCGACCGGGATGAGCCTGTCGGAGATGATGCGCGTCCAGGGCGCCCCGCTCGGCTGGGATCAGCGCTACGCCTGGACCGCGTTCGAGACCCGGGCGATGGGGTGGGAGACCACGAGTGTCAGTGTCCTGTCGCAGACCAGCCGCGCGCTGGCGGCGACCGCGAGCGTGATCAGGGCGATCGACGCGACCACCACGAAGCCGGAGACCGGCTCGGTCATGCAGATCGTGCAGCTCACCCCGAACCAGATCGCGGCGGTTCAGTCGAACGTGCCCGCGATCTACCTGCTCCAGCCGCTGACTGACTCGATGATCAACACCGACTTGCGGCTGACGCTCAACGAGGCGATCGACCACCTGGCCCTTACGGCGCTGGCCACGGCTTCGCCGCTCGGCACGCTCGGGACCACGCTGATCGACTCCATCCGAGAGGCGATCACCACGCTGCGCGCTGCCGGGTATGACCCTGACGTGGTGATCCTCGACCCGGCCTCATCCCAGGCGTTGGACTTGTTCCGCGCGACCACGAGTGACTCATTTTTCATGTTCGCCCCCTCGTTCAGCCCGGGTCAGATCTTCGGCCTCACCAAGCACGAGAGCAAGGGCGCTCCAGCTCCGATCGTGGTCGACTCGTCGGCGTTCGGGCACAACTACATGACCCCGGTGGCGCTGGCGAATTTCGAGGCGTCCAACGGCCTGACCAACTCGCGCAACATCCGCATGGAGTGCAACGCCACGTTCGGCGTCGAGCGGGTGGGCGCGGCGATCCGGGTGGCGACGACGTGACCCAGGCCAAGAAGCCAAAGGGGACCCGGGTCCCATCTGCGCCCGCACAGCAGGCGGCACCGGTCCAGCGGGCAGCTCCGGCTCAGCAGGCGGCCACGCCCACCTCGACGACGATCGGGATCGAGTGGGCCAAGCGCCGGGCGGTCGGCTGGAGGGAGTGGCGATGAGCTACGTCGACGCCAGCGACCCGAGCGGCACCATGGTCGGCGGCATCCCGACCGGCGACCCGTCCGTCCTTCCGCCGCTGATCCCGTTCTGGACCGACATCACGCAGAGCGACGGCTCGACGCTCGCGGCACCACCTCCGGTCGACTTGGCCCAGGTGACCCCGGCCGTGGCTGACGTGGCGATCCTTGAGCGCACCAGGACGTACCACGACGATCTCACCGAGGTTTCCGTGTTCGACTCGGACACCCGGCCGACGGACGTCGAGGTCCAGGCGCTGATCACCCAGGCGACTGATGAGGTGCTCGGCCAGCTCCCGTCGCACGTCGACGCGAGTTGGTATCCGGCGATCAGGCGCCTGATCACGTTGCGGAGCGCTGCGCTGGTCGAGATCTCGTTCTACAAGGAGCAGGCCCTGGCCGCAGCGGCAGTGGTTCACACGGCGCAGTACGCGAGCGAGCTGCAGACGCTGCAGAAGCGGATCCCTTGCCTGATCCTGCCGTTGGTCGCGTAGTGCCATTTTGCAGGGCACTTGGCCGCAGTTGACACACTTACAGTATGGCCAGGTGGGAGTCCGAGTCCTGCGGTAGGATTTGTGGTCCTTGTGAGTAGTGGTAATGGGAAGGGGTCCTCTCGTGGGACCCCTTCTCTCGTGGTATTGTGCGCATCGCGATCCGGACCCAGTTGATTCTGGGAACCACAGCCGGACAAGCGCGACCCGGCGGCAAACCGGTGCCCGGATGGAACCGGGGTTAGAAGGATCGGAGATCCCCGACACCGGCGGCATTACCGGAGCAGTGAGCAACGCGCCTAACGCGCGGATGTGAGTACCTGACGGAGAGAGCAAGGTAGCCCTCGTCCCTAAGCGACGAGGAGCGGGCGCGGCTCATCCAAGCGGGAATCGAACCACTTCCCACAAGGAGGGACCATGTCCCACGCCACGACGCTGGCGTTGCTCCAGGATCGCCTCGACGGCACAGCCGACCAGCTCGAAACGCTGGTCTATGAGGCACTCGACGACCTTCAGACCACGCGCGACGAGCTGCGGCGACGGGTCGAACTCAAGCGCGCTCGTGACGCGCGCTACCGGGCTCGCAGACGGAGCCTGGAGGCGGCGCCCAGTGCTCCGCGCAGGGTGTTCGTCGTCGACAGCCTCGGCGTGGCCGAGCTGAGCGAGCCGCTGGCGTTCTAACCGGGACCGCGCGCGCCGTGGTGCGCCTGCGGTGCGCGCTCTCCCCGAAAGGAGAGACAAGAGATATGACATCTGTACTTGACCACGTGCTCGCGTACGCTGCTGCCGGGCGGGCCGTGCTTCCGGTCGACCCAGTCACCAAAGAGCCGCTGACGAATCACGGGCTGCTCGACGCGAGCACCGATCCGGAGCTGCTCCGCCTCTGGTGGTCGTGGTGGCCGAATGGCGGCGTGGCCCTGGTGGCCGGGCCTGGCTGGTGGGTCCTGGACGTGGACAACCGGGACCAGCTCGACGACCTGGAGAACAAGTTCGACTTCCTGCCGGACACGCGGCGAGTCGGGACCCCGCGCGGCGGGCTTCACTATTACTTCCTGGGCGACCAGCGGACCGCCGCTGGCGTGCCCGCGAAGGGCATCGACATCCGGGGCGGGGGCAAGGGCTACGTGGTCGTGCCGCCGACGCCTCGTTACGCCCTGCAGCGCGCCGTGCCGCTGGTGGCTGCTCCCGAGTGGCTGACGCGGGAGATCGCCGCCAAGCGCTCGCAAGGGCGCCAGATGACAGTCGAGGAGTGCGTGGAGGTGGCCGAGTTCGACCTGGACGGCAGGGCGACCGACCCGCTGGTGTGGTCGAGGATGCTGCAAGGCGGGATCGACGAGGGCTCGCGTAACGCCAGCCTGACGCGGCTGGCTGGCTACCTGCTGCGTCGCTACGTGGCGGTGGACCTCACGGTCGAGCTGCTCCACCTGGTCAATGACCACTGCTGCAGGCCGTCTCTATCGCGGGGCGAGCTGGACGAGATCATCGAATCGATGGCGGGCATGGAGCTGCAGCGCCGTGAGGGGATGGGCTGGTGAGTCGCGACCGTACGAATCGACTCCGCGACCAGGAGCAGGGCTGGCGTTCGCGCCCGCGAGAGCCGAAGGAGGTGCTGCGAGTGCTCGATACCCGCGCCATGCTGACCACCGATCCGCCGCCGCTGGAGTGGCTGGTCGACGGCGTCTTTGCTCGTGGGCATCACACGCTGTTCGGCGGCCGCGAGAAGCGTGGCAAGAGCCTGGTCCAGCTCATCCTTGCGGTCCGCATGGCCTCGGGGGGTGGCACGGTTGCCGCGATCAGGGTCAAGCCGGGCCGGGTGCTGATCATCGACGGCGAGAACGGCGAGCGGATGATCCACCGCCGCCTTCGGCGCTTGGCGTTCGCGGCCGAGTTCGCGGCCAACCTGACCGTCGTCGAGGCCAGGCATGTCGAACTGCGCCGGGACCTCGGCCAGATCGCGAACCTGGCCAAGGAGCGCGAAGTGGATCTCGTGCTGCTCGACAGCTTCCGCGCGCTCTGGCGCGGCAACGAGCGGGACGAGGGCGAGGTGACCGAGGCGCTGCAGCCGATAACCGACCTCGCGCACGACCTCGACATCGCGATCGGCCTCACGCATCACCAGCAGAAGTCTGGCGAGGAGTACCGGGGCTCGTCCGCAGTCGGGGCGTGCCCGGACTGGATCGTGCGGCTGGACCGGATCGAGGGTGATCCGAACCGAACCAGGCGGCGCCTGGCCAACACCGAGGCTCGGATCGATGCCGAGCGCGATGATTGCTGGATCGAGATCCGCTCGCAGGGCGAGAACGGCCCGATCACGCTGGAGGCCGCCGAGCCCTACGAGTTCGAGCGCGAGGCACCCGTCAGGGACGATATCGAGGCCAAGCTCCGGGCAATGTGTACTGATGTACTGCCCTATGTAGGCGAGTACACAAGTACACATTCGGGCTGGTCGCTCGCGGAGCTGGCCAGGGCGGTCGGCAGGAGTCCTCAGGATCGGATGGTCCGGAGGGCGCTCGACAACCTCGTGGCGGGAGGGACCCTGCGCCGCGGTGGGACCACGAGCAGGCCGCGCTACGCCCCTAACGGCAACGGCGCGAAGGAGGTCTGAGTGGTCAGGCTGATCAGGCGCCGCGAGCTGGTCACGGCGCCAGGGGTCGCGGTCGGGATGTGCGACGGGTGCGGGCGGACCTTCCCGCGCGGCGAGCTGAAGTGGTCGGTCACGAGCTGGCGCACGGCGGACCTCGACCGGGGCGAGTTCACCGGCTCGCTGTGCCCGGAGTGCGATCAGTACGCCTGGGTCATGTGCTGGGCGTGTGGCCGCCTGACCTCGCGCCTGGACGGGCTGTGCGACGAGTGCTGCTGACCGCTGAGCAGCTAGCCGAACGCTGGCAGGTGCCGAAAGCACACGTCTACGCGCTTACCCGACGGGGCGAGATCCCCACGGTCAAGCTCGGCAAGTACTACCGCTATCGGCTCGACCAGATCGAGGCGTTCGAGGTCGGCGCGGCTACTCTGGAGACAGACAACGAATTGGCCGGGGCGACGACTGCAATCGCCCCCCGGCCGTGACCCACAGGAGACAGGACCTCCCATGAGCACCGCTCAGCCTACGGGCTTCGTGCGCATCGTTCAGCGCTCGTCCGGCCCGATCTACTACGCCCAGATCCGCACCTCAGACGGGCGCCGCCTGATGCGCAAACTTGGATCCGCCTGGACGGCGCGGTCCCGCCCCCCGAAGGGCCATCTCACTCGGCCGCAGGCCGAGGCCAAGCTTGCCGACATGCTGGCCGGCGAGAATCCCCGCGTCGTCGTCGCCCCCGCGTCGGGCGCCACGTTCACGCACGCCGCCCGCGAGTGGCTGCGCTACGTCGAGCATGACCGCAAGCGCGAGCACTCCACCGTGCTCGGCTACCGACGCGCCGTCGAACACCGGCTGATCCCGAGGTTCGGCCACCTGCCGCTTGAGGCCGTGACCGTCGATCTGGCGGACCGCTGGCGCGTCGAGTTGCTCAGCGAGGGACTCAGCCCGAACTCGATCAACAAACACCGTTGGTACGGCGAGGCAATCTACAAGCGCGCTCAACGCGTCTGGGGGATCACGGCCAACCCGTTCGCAACGGTCGAGCGACAGCCGCAACGTCCGCCCGACGACTTCAACGTGCTGGAGCCCGCCGAGACATTGCTACTCGCCGCGCTTGCCGCCGACCAGCAAGACGCGGCGTTCTTCACCGTCGCTGCTTTCACCGGGTTGCGGCTGGGCGAGCTGCTCGCGTTGCGGTGGGGCGATCTCAACTTCACCGACCGGCTTGTCCACGTCCGGCGCTCGTTCACGCGTGGCCAGTTCAAGCCCTACCCGAAGGGTCGTCGTCGTCGCTCGGTGCCGATGATCGACCAGGTGATCCCGCCGCTTGATCGCCTGTCGCAGCGCGAGCACTTCACCGCGCCGGAGGATCTCGTGTTCGTCAACAGCACGGGCGGCGTGATCGAGGAGTCGGCGCTGCGGCGGCGGATGTGGAAGGCGCTCGACGCGGCCGGACTCAAGCGCGTACGGCTCCACGACCTGAGGCACAGCTACTGCACGATGGCTGTTCGCGCGTACCGGCTCGACGAGGTCAAGGCGTACGCCGGCCACGTAGACATCGCCACCACGCAGCGCTACGTCCACCACATCCCGGCGCACGATGCGGCCGACCGGCTGTCGGCTGTCGTAGCTGCGGCCGTACACCC